AACATTACCAGTTTCTTCATCTCTTACTTCTAATCTTGCATTTATTACAAATGCCTCAGGTATAAAAGTAAAAGTTTGTGCTGATGATGCATCACTTAAATATATCATACTTATATAATGCTAATTATATTATTTTTTATAAAGTGTAAAGTTTTTTTTGCATAAAAAAAGAGGACCTAAGTCCCCTTTAATTAGAAAAACACTCACTATTATGATGTAGGAAAAGTATTTATTTGTGTTCCAATGTCATCAGCAATAACTAATGAAGGTGTAACAAATGAAGGAGGTGCAGTTTCTAATGCTTCAAATGTTAAATTGAAACCATTGAAATCTCCCATGTTAGCTCCTACTGTAAAATTACCTGTAGTAAGCTCTGCTCCATTTATTTTACCAACCATTAAATAGTTATCATCTGCATCAACCACCACTATGTGTGGTCTACCAACAGCTAATAACTTTATTTCTTCACTTGTTGCTCTATCATAATATTGTAATTGTAGTGTTAATGTTTGAGTGTAGAAAGTTGTACCATTTTCTCTTGATGAAGTTACAACAGTATCTAAATTAGTAGTTCCTCTTACATCATATTTGTATAGTGTAGGATTACCATCATATGCAGTAATCATTCCTGCTGCTTCAGTAATATTTCCTAAACTTCCAAAGTCTGCAAAGAAAACTTGCTTTATAGATCCTGATTTATTCTTACAAGGTACAATTCTACCTTTTGTTAAATTACAACTCATATTATTATTTTTTTTGTTTTAGTATTAGGAGGCTTTTACACCTCCTTATATACTTGATTATTAACCTAACTAACTGATTATCAGTTTATTATGAATAGAAAACTATCTCAGCACCATAACCATACTGGATCCCATATGCAAACCTAGAAACAAATCTAGCATTTTGATCTCCTAAAGTTTCTGATGTGTCAATTACTCTAACTTCATTCATATCTGATACTAAATTTGTACCAAAGTACAGATTTGACTTTTGAGTTAGTGCAGCTGTATTATCAGATAAACCATTAGCTAAAAATAATGGAATACCATCAAATGTTAATGGTGTATCAGGTGAGTACCACATGTTTACTTTGTTTTCATATCCACCACCTTGTGCAGCTAAAGCTCTAACATATGATTTCATCATGTTTCTTGAAACATATAATGTTAGATCTTCTTTACCATAGATTGTGTTTGGTGCAGCATCTAAAATTTTACCTAATTCTGCAATTACATTTGAGCTAGTTACTGTTCCTGCTGCAACATCTACAACATCAGCATCTGCTGCCCATAATGTTTCAAATCCAGCCACCTGCCCAGCTGTAGCATTGGTTCCAGCCCATATTGAACCTTCAACTGATGCAGCAATTTGATCTGCAAAGTTTCCAATAATGAAATCTCCAAATCTGCTTGGCATGTTTTTAAATGTTGATGCTCCCATTTCTGCTGATTCCCATGAATCTACAAATTGCTTTGTACAGAACTTAATATTTACTTGAAATTCCTCTAGTGTGATTACTCTCTCACTTATTGCTACTGTACCTGCATCACTAAAATCACAAGTTGCATTAGCAATTAAGCCTGAGACATCCACTTTTTGTATAACACTTTTGTGTTTAACATTAGGCATAATAGTCATTCCACCATTTGCTAATGTAGTACCCTCTAACAGTTGAGCTGCAATGTATTTTTTTGCACTTTCTCCTGCATAGCTTGTAGTTATTGTTGGTTTACTCATTTTTTTTGATTTTTAAAATTTATATTTAACTTAATTTTCTCATGATTCTATCTAATCTTGTCTCATTTCTTTGAGATGCAATATGATAAAAGTCATCATTTGATTTAATTTCTGGAGAGTGCTTTAAAGGTGTAGCATCAGGTGTTTCTGATAACTCCTCTTTTACTTCACTTAATTCCACTTCTTTGCTTTTCAGCACTTCACTAAGGTTTACTGTTAATTCTTCAACCATAGACTTCAGTTCATCAAACTGTTCTTTAGTAGCAAATTCTGTAGTTAGTTCTTCAGGCATTTCTTCCTTAGCTTCTTCTTCAGCAACTGGTTCTTCAGCAGCTTCAGCAATACTAGCAATAATCCCTTCTTCCTCAACTACAACTGCTCTACCATCTTCTAGAGTATACTCTCCAATAGGCATAGGAACTTTATCTTCTTCTGTTACAATAAAGACTTCCTTTCCTGCTGAAAACTCCTCAGCTTCAATGACTGTTCCATTATCTAAATTCATAGTAGCTAAAACAACTTCTTCTGCTTTAACTTCTACCTCTTTAGTATCTTTTGATAATTCCATACCTAAGATGTTTTTGATTTTACTTAATGTATCAGTTGCTTTCATGTTTATATAATTATATTGAATTAAAAATTTATATTTTTGGTCTAACTTTCTGTTTTACCAACCCCTTGTCCCCATAGTGTTCCATCACAACAATCAGGATGGTATGTGTTATCATCACAAAGGCAACCCTTAGTAGACCTGATTGGACTTGTGTATGATGGTGATGGATTTTTTCTTTTACTTTTGCTCATCTTCCTTGACCTTTATAGGCTTTTTTATAGTGTTTACTTGCTTTTAATTTACTTGTCTTAGTCTTAGCATGTACTCCTTTTCTTCTAACTTTTTTTTTATCTAAAACTGTAGAACTTATAAACTTATTTCTAGCCATTAACTTTTTATTGGTACACAGTTAGGTACTCTTTTACCATTCTTTATTTTAAATCCATACATTTCATATCCTGCTTGACAAGGTTTCTTTAATGTATGTTGGAAACAAGGCATGTACCACTCTTTACCATCTAGCTCATGCATATGGTAACCCTCACATCCTATGTTTTTAGCCATTTCTTCTGCTTTTTCAACAGAGGAGTATGCTAATCTATCATCAATTATAGCAAAATCATCATCAACAACAATAGTTTCAAGCTCTAACTCTCCTAATTCTTTTAGTTTGTTTCTGCTCCAACCTAAAGCTGCTAACCCACCCCACAATAAGTATGAAATGTTAGCACATGCCTCTGAATCATTTTCATTTTTTCTGTACTGATCCTCTGCTCTAGACAGATAACTGTACATTCTCTTTATTGTTTCAAGTGTTATATTCTTTTTTTGTGCAAGTTGTGTAGCTCTGATCTTACCAACATCAGTTGCACACTTGTTTTTAATTTTTTTGTTAAGCTCAATTCCTTTTTTTGCATTATTTGCTACACCTTGTGGATAGTCATTATAACTCTCTAAATCCACTTCTTCATCATTAATAACTGTTTCTATCTCTGATAATAGATACTCTGCCTCAGCAGCTTCTAACTTGCTTAGGAAGTCATTTATAGATTCTTTTGGTCTCTCTTGTTTATCTGCAAAGTAGCCTTCTATAGAAAAACCTTTAACAACTCCTTCTTTCACATAATCTTTCCACACTTCATCAGAATCTACTCTTATTGCACCCATCCATGTACCTAATGGAACTTCTTTTGTGTTATCATACAATCTACTTTTATCATGTACTTCATCTTGTACTATCCAAGATTCTACTAATGTTAATCCTTTTAAGTTATATTGATGTTCTAAAGTAGCTTGACTTTGATTACCTTCTTTAAGATACATTTGACTAGCTTTTTCTACAGTCTCTCTAGAGAAGTATATGTAGTAATCTTCTTCTCCCCCATTTCTTAAAATAGGTTTGTTAGGAATCAGTATAGGTCCTAATAAAAGTCTTTTGTCTTTTGATACTTCTGCTAACTTTATTTCTTGTTGATCTTTTAAAGCTACAAAGTTTGTTTGTATTGCAGGATTCTCTACTATAGAAATTGCATCTACTCCATTAAACTCTAAATTTTCATCTAATATTAACTCTACTATCTTCATAACTATATAATTGTTTATTTTTTATTTTTTTTAAATTCCTGCTGTTTCTATTCTAGCTCTTTGTGCTGATTGTGCAGTTGTTACATCATTTGCAACTACAAATGCTTGTACAGGTTCTTGTGTCTGTCCTGCTATTGCCTCTGTTAATTGATTTATAGGTGATGATCCTACAACATTAAATGATGGTGCCTGTATAGATGGAGCAGGTGCTGATGAACCTCCTGCTGACAAACCTCCTACACTTAGTACAGGTATTTGTGTTTGTTTAATAGCTCTTACTTGTTGGAAACCTGTAGCTAATACTGTAGCCACTCCTGCTATTTTTTGAAACAATGTAGCTTCTGATTTCAAAACATCTGCTGCACCAACATATGTAGATATAATAGCTTGTGCAATACCTAATGCTTTTGCTGCATTAGAACCTTCTGTAGCTATACCTATTCCTAAAGCTGTAAATTTAAGCAGTGTATCTGTTTTAAACTTCTCACCTTGTTCTGTTATTTCACCAGTATCATCTTCACTCTTTTTTGTAATCTCTGCAACAGCTGCAGCTTTAGCTTCTTCTAAACCTAATACATCACCATCATACTTTTTAGCTTGTTCTATTAAAGCATCATATCTCTCTATAGCTTTAGTAACTAGCAATTCAGTTTTTGCATCTTCATCTACAGCCAATGCTTCTCTTTGTGCTAAATTAAATGCAGCTTCATCATCAAGTTCTTTTTGTTTATCTGCAGCAGCTTTATCATCATCAGCTTTCTTTAATGCTTTCTCCTCATTATTCAGAGCTATAATTTGACCAGTTACTTCTTTTTGTTTTGTAAGTCTTGCAGTCTCTAACTGTATAAGCTCTGCTTTTAATTGTGCCTCTAGTTCTAGATCTTCTTTAGTAGAACCTGATAGTTTGTTTTCTTCTTGAATTACATTAAGTCTAATTCTAGCTAATGCTATTTCTTTATTTGTGATTTCTTCATCTAATGCACTAGCTTCTTGTAAAAAACCTATTCTTTCTTGAGTTGTAAACTTTTCTCTATCTACTGCTTTTTCTAAAAGGTCTGCTCTGTCTCTTTCTGCTTTTGCTCTTTCAACAAGTAACTGTCTTTGTATCTTATCACCTCTTGCTGTTGCATCAGCTAACTCAGATACTATAGCTATTTCTTTTCTTGTTTCTTCTCCAAAATTCTTAACAGCATCAGTAGCTTCTTTAAAGCTATCTTTAACACCATTTATTGCATCTTCTGCTCCTTTAGTATCACCTCTAAATTTAGCTCCTAAATATTTACCAACTCCTAAAAGTGCATTTCCAAAACTTGCAAGTATATCTGTAACATTTCCAACAACAACACCAATTTGTTTTGTAATTTTTATAAATTTATTTTGACCTTCTTCTGAACTTGTAAAGGCAGCAGCCAATGATGCTACACCTGCAACTAATAAACCTATTCCTAGAGCTTTAAATACAGCACCAAAAGTTCTAAGACTTTTTATAGCACCAATTATTGCACCTTTTGCAGCTTTAAATCCTGAAACTAATCCACCTGTAGCTTTATCTGCTGCATCATTAATCTCTGAAAGATCTGTATTGGTGTCCTTTAACTTGTCATTAGTTTCTTGAATCTCATCATTAGCCTTTTGATTATCAACTTCAAATTTTATTATGTACTTACCTATTTTCATTAGTCTTGTTTATCAAATTTTGCTAGTTTCTTTGCTATTTTAAACCCATCTTTCCAATTATTAGGAAGATAATGACTGCCTTGTGCCATTCTAATTCTCTCAGTTTCACCATTAACTACTTGTAAAAGCTCTATAATATTCTTTAGCATACTATTTATATAATACTTAATTGATTACTTTTTAATTTTTTTTGATATTCTTTGTAATCATCTGATCCAGTCCATTCATTCTCTCTCCACCATGATGTTACTATGTATTTTGTACCCTCTTTTACATCTTCACCTGAGTGCAATTTATATTCATCAGGTTTACCCATATGTAAATTGTGCCAAATTACAGCTTTGTACTTTTTAGGTTGTATTTCTTTTTTAAGATGTCTAAAGTTTGTAGTACCTCCAGTAAAATCATCATTTAAATAAAGCATAAATGTATATGTTCTATTTCCTGATGCTAAACAGTTCATATCATAGTGTTCTCCTATAAAGTAATCAGGATGCTCTCTAAAGTATTGACCTTTTTCATATCTCTGACCTTGCAATACTTCTCCTTTCTTAAAAGGCAAACCTAAATATTTAGCAATCCTTTGATGTATTCTTTTAACACATGGATTTTTACTGTCTAATGTTGCTGAGTATGATGTTCTAGCAGTATCTAGTTTACTGTATTGATTTTTAGAACCTGCAACTGTAGATTTATGTGCAAATTTGTCTATTAAATACATTAAATGTTCTGCTTCTGCTTTGTCTATAAAATTTTCTACTTCTTTAATCATTTTTTATTTTATAATATTTGACAATTATTAGTGTATGGACCTTGTAGGTTAGTGCCTGACCAGTAATAATAGTTTCCTGAAGGTTGATCTGCAAAATACCTAGCTACTGACAATGTAGTATTACAAGATGAATCTGTATAAATAGTGTTTGCTTGTTCTATTGTGTTTGCATCCATATAAACAGTTCTAGTTGTAGTTTGTAAACATAAATCAGGAGCTATTGATGCATAATATAAACTTTGACTTCCACATATTGGAGCAGTTGGTGGAGGTAACAGTACAGTTGGTGGAGTTGGTACATTCTCATTACACTCTATACAATTTTCTCCTGCTGTATTTGCTGTTGAAAATATAGTAAAGTTTGATATATCTTGTGGATTTACAGCATTTTCTAAATTAGTAACCCATCTATAACATTCAAACCCAGTTGGTCCTCCACTTTGTAAAACCCACCATGAAGATATTTGTTGTGCTTGACTTACTACATATAAAATTTGACCTGCAGGATCATCACATGAAATAAATTGTGCATAGTATGGACCTTGTGGTGCAACTGGTGGTATAACAGGAGGACCTGTAGGACAGCTTGTAAATGATGTAGCAACCATAACACCTGCATTAATTCCTGATGTTGTTAAACCTACTACTGTATATGCAGTTCCTCCATTACCAAAAGATACTATGTCATTAGTGTTAAAAGTAATTTGTGTGTTATCTTGTTGTGATCTCCATCCAGTTGTTCCATCATCACATTTTTGTAATGCATAATAGTTTGTAACTGGTGGTGGTGAAGGACAACCAGTAGAACCTGTATCTGTAACTACACCTACATTTGCTCCAGTATTTGTTGTGCCAATAACTACATAAAAAATACCACTTGGAGCTTGTACCCTTGTACCATTAGGATCATTCTCAACTAAATAAGGCAACTGTATAGTTGTGTTATCACTTCTATAACCTGCTTGTAGTGTACCACATTCTCTTAAAGACCAAAATAATGGACAGGCTGTTAATGGTGATTTTTGTATAGCACTTACAGCAGTACCTGATTGTGTGGTTCCTGTTATTTCATACACCTGAGTTGGTGCATTAGTTTCAAATACAAAGTCTCCTACAGCTAATGTGTTTAATTGATCAGTTGTTAAAGGAGACATAAAGCCTGTATTATTTGTAGAACATTGTCTAAGTTTCCAATAATAAGGAGATAAAATTGGATCAGGAGTTGTTGGACAACCAGTTGTATTTAAACTTACTACTGATATAACACCACCAGTGTATTGACTTGGATCAGCAGTTTGACCATACACAATATAAACAACTCCATTAGGTCCTTGAACTCTAGAACCATTTACAGCATCTTCTGTCATACCAGTTAGTTCAGCAGTAGTCTGCTCTGAAACAAAACCACCTTGAGATGTAGTACACTTATATAATAACCAATAAAATGTAGTAGGTGTTACTGGTGCTGATGGACAACCATTACTACCTAAATCTACTAATGCTGCTACAATTCCATTTGTATTAGTAGTGGTTCCTACAACTGTATATATAAATCCATTTTCATCCTGTACTCTAGAACCAGTTTCACCATTAGCATCAATATCTAAATCAATTTGGTCTGTAGTTTCAGGTGATACATATCCAGTTTGATTATTAGAACACAATTTTAAAGAGTATCTTATTGGATCAGGTGTACCTCCTCCTGAAGGACATGTACAAGTAGATAAAGCTCCTATATTAATTGAACCAGTTGTGTTACTTGTTGCTGCTACATAATAACATGTACCACTATATGTTCTTTCAGTTCCTGCTAAATTAGATAAATTAGAAAACCCATAATGTTGAATTGAGCTTGTGTTAGAACAGTCATTCAAAGTATAGTAATAAACAGGACAAGTACAGCTAGATAAACTACTCACATCTATAGTTCCAGTATTAGATGATGATGCTATATTATAACATGTATTATTGTATGTTCTGCTCCCACTTAATCCTGATGTTGCACTAAAGCCATGTAAAACAGTTCCAGTACCATCACATTTTGTTAAACTATAATAATATGTAGTAGGTCCTGAAACACAATTATAAGCTGTTGGTGAAACTGCTGTAACACTTTTAGCTGTTATTGATCCTCCTGTTGATGTAGTAGTAGATGTTGTTGTGCTACTATTAAGCACTACATATTCTACACTAGATCCATCTTGGACTTTTTGTGTTATTGCTAAGGTTGGATTTCCTACTTCTGTATCTGTTCTAAATGCATCATTATT